TGACACGTCCGTCCGGTAAAGGTGGCTACAATCTGATGTCCCCTGTTGTGAACGACCCAATCAAATGCAACCGATAACTTTATGAGCAAGTCAACATACAAAATCCACCACGGAAGCAATCTCGACGTTCTTCCGACACTACCCGATAACTCCGTTGATAGCATTGTTACCGATCCACCCTATGAACTTGGATTTATGGGAAAGTCTTGGGACTCCACAGGGATTGCTTACAATGTGCAAATGTGGAAAGATTGTTTGCGTGTGCTAAAGCCTGGCGGTCACTTACTCGCATTTAGCGGATCACGAACCTATCACCGAATGGCCGTTGCAATCGAGGACGCTGGTTTTCAAATCCGTGATCAGATGATGTGGGTATATGGTTCGGGATTTCCAAAATCGCATAATGTTAGCAAGGCATTGGATAAAATGGCAGGAGCCGAGCGTGAAATAATTGGCGAAAAATCTGCTGGTATAGGTACAGGAAAAAGTTACGGAAAAATTGTAGGTGAAAGAGAAAAAGTTAAATCAAATGTTGTTCCAATAACCGCACCATCAACAGAAGCAGCCCAACAATGGGAAGGCTGGGGAACTGCTTTAAAGCCAGCCCACGAACCGATTGTGTTGGCAAGAAAACCTTTTGAAGGATCGGTTGCAGACAATATTTTAAAGTGGGGAGTCGGTGGTCTTAACATCAGCGGATGTCGTGTCGGTGATGAAGTTTTGAAGTCATCAAAAGGAGAAGCAGAATCAAACGGAAAATACGGAGACAGGGTGTGGGATGTTCCTGAACGCACAGGTCGATTCCCTGCAAACTTTATGCACGATGGAAGCCAAGAGGTTTTAGATTTATTTCCAAATGACGCTGGACGGTTCTTTTACTGCCCAAAAGCAAATAAGAAAGACCGAGATGAAGGGTGTGAAGATTTTGATGAACGCAGAGAAAGCGACCGACCAAGTGATGATAAAGTAGGTGGTGATAATCCACGCAATCGTTCAAACACTCCACGCAAAAACTCGCACCCAACAGTCAAACCAACCGAACTTATGCGATACCTTTGCAGACTTATCACACCGCCAAACGGAACGGTGCTTGATCCATTCAACGGCTCTGGCTCAACAGGGAAAGCATCTGTGCTTGAAGGATTTAATTACACCGGCATTGAACTTGATGAAGATTACATAAAAATTTCCAAAGCACGCATTGAATCAATTTTATGAGCAAAACCAAACCCATCAAATTCGTTTTCGCATCCGACTCGCACGGTGATATGGGGTGTGAAGAAAGTCTCCAAGCGTTGTATGCTTACTGCAAAGACTTCAAACCACAACTTCGCATCGGTGGTGGAGATCATTATGATTTTCGTTCACTCCGGAAAGGAGCGATGGGAGACAGAGAAGGTGCAGAATCGCTCAAGATGGATTTAGAAATGGGACACGATTTCATCCGTAAGTTTCGTCCGACTCACCTTTTGAAAGGCAATCACGAATTCCGCTTGCAAGCGATGGCACGCAATCATCCTTCTGGGCCGGTTCGTGATTACTGCCAAGACAAAGATGATGAAATCAATTCCATCGCTCGAAAAGCAGGATGCAAACAGGTGCTGGATTACCACGGCAAACTTGGGTTGCTCAGAATAGGCCCATTGAGTTTCCACCACGGCATCGGAAGCAATCTTCTCAAGATGGGCAAACACTACACGGCAGGCGGTGTCGCTGGTGGTGCGTTCTTCTGCGGACACGGACACACCGGGCATCAAGTGAACCTTGACCAATTTGGTGGCGGTGCGGCCTATATGTCACCTTGCTTGGCACGCATTGACGATTTGGAATATGCTCAAAATTATATGGGGACTGCTAAATGGAACAACGGTTTCATTGCCGGATGGTATATGGGCAACGATTGGAAAGCGTGGATCATACACCGCATCGGCAAACGCTGGCTATGGCAAACGGAATTGAAAACTTGGGAACACAAGAAATGAAACCTAGAATCAAAGACAAGACCCTGCTCGCAATCATAATGTCTGAAATCAATCAGACCGCAGAAAAGATTCCTGTTGGTTTTCTTTCCGCAGATCAATGGGGAAAGCGTTGGAGTGTCACACAATCGCACGCTTATTTAATCCTGCGTAGGGGAATCAAATCAGGTGTCATTGAAATGAAAAGATTTCGCACGTCCAATGGTAGATGTTGCAAACCAATGAAATACTATCGACAAAGAAATAAGACTTAAACAAAACACACAACCCAATGCCCAACCCAATCAACACTTCTTCACCGGAAGCGGAACGATTCCTTCTTGGAGTCTGCTTGCGAGATTCGCTACCACTTCCAAAAGGTTTAATTCCAAGCGACTTCATTGAACCTATTCACCAAGAGATTGCATCCACGATTCTCCAACTTTCTGATGAAGGAATTTCTGCCGATGAGTTAACCGTCACCGTTCGTCTTCGTGAGAACAAATCTTCAGTCGATACTTTCTATGTCTCCACGCTGACTACGGACACAGGGTTCACCGCTTACAACAATTCGTGGGGTGAATCAATCAAGCGGTATTCGATACTCCGCACCATTTCCAACATCGCACGCAAGACGGCAGAGTTGGCAAACGACCCAGCAAACGACCCCGACAGAATTCTTGCTTATTACGAAGGGAGCATCAAAGCGATTCAGGGCAGAGAGGAAAAGAAAGGTTCGTTGGTTGAATTTAAGAAAGAGGATTTAATGACGTTCGACAGACAGAACGATCCAAACTCCGTGCTTGGGAACAGATGGTTGTGCAAAGGTGGTTCAGCACTCTGGGTATCGCAATCGGGTGTCGGTAAATCTTCCTTGTGTATGCAGGCGGCAATCCGCTGGGCAGTCGGAAAAGATTTCTTTGGCATCAAACCCAAGCACCCACTCCGCATCGCCATTTTGCAAAAGGAAAACGATTTTGGTGACACGGCCGAAGCATTCACCGATGTGTTCAATGGCCTGATGCTTCATCCACCTGAACAACGCTTGCTGGAAGAAAACTTGGCAATCTTCCGTGACACCGTTTCGTTCGGTGCAGACTTCATCGCCACGCTCCGCAATCTCATTTCCACGCACCGGGCAGATTTGGTGTTCGTTGACCCTTTGCTTGCGTTCTCCGGCATTGACGTGGCCAACCAGCAGGAAGCGTCAAAGTTTTGCCGTGTCGATTTGGACGGTGTGCTTGCGGAGACAGGTTGCGTGTTGATTGCGATGCACCACACCACCAAGCCACGATCCGCAAAGGACAAGGAAGGCCAGACGGTGGCAGATATGGCCTACGCAGGAAGTGGGGCGGCCGAATTCACAAACTATTTTCGAGAAGTAGGTGTGCTGGTTCGTCAAGCAGGGGAAGAACCTGTGTTCAAGTTTGGATTCACCAAACGCAGGGGTCGCACCGGGATGAAGGATTTGAACGGAGACTTTGCTGGGGAAATCCTCATTCGCCACGCTCGCCAGAAGGGGTGCATCCGTTGGGAATACGCAGACCCATCCGAAGTCGGGTCACAGACACCCTCTCAATCGCTCAAAAAGGGGTCGTAGAGGCGATTTGATTTCAAAAGGGTATCAATCTACCAATACCGCCAGAATGACCGACTTTGATTTAACCAATAAGATTGCACCTGTGGGGGGTATTTCAATCCATAATCCTCCTACGGAGGATATAACACTCCATCCGAGGGGATGGATGTCGTGTTATGGGATACAGGTTTCTGTCAGCACGATACAGGCAGGACGCTTGGTGCGTCCCTGTATCTATCCATTTAGGGATTCAATTAAATGAAAATGAATAGGTATCGTCTCCAAAGAATTAAAACACTCGCCCGGTGGAAGAAACGCTGGAGAGAAGAACCTGACGTTGCCGAGAAGGATCGTGCAAAGGGAACGATGATTGCATCACGATGCAGGGCTTGGGAAAGAAAGACGATTGGTAAGTGGATGGAGAATTGGAAAGCGGAAATGACTCCCAAGGAATACGATGACAGAATTAAATTGTTAGCGTTGAATCTAAACTCAAAACCATCCGCAGTCAGGTTGCGTCTGTGGAGATGGAAAATGACAAGGTTTGATGCGGCCAAGAATGTATGGATGGTCGTTGTAGCCACAAGTGTTGATGGTGTGAATAAGTGATGGTAAGATGTTTGAGTGACTGATTCGGCATCTGACCTTTCGAGAGAATACAAGCGTTGGTGGAGATCACTCCGACCAGAAGAAAAGCGTTCGTTGATTGAGTCGGGTGCGTTCCGTGCTGATGAACCGATGTCGGCAGAGTTAAGCCGGGAGCGTGTGAACGATGGTCATATGGATTTCCAATCCAATGAAATTAAATCTTACAATCAGGACAAAGACAGACACGGTTCGTTCATCGGTGGTATGTCACCATCGGCAGTTGATGAAGTGATTGAGCGTGAGAGTGCTGACGTTGTTGAAGGTGATTCTCGACTGAAGCACCTTGAGTTGGCGAGCATCAGGTTGCGTGCGACACTTCACTTCTTGTTGGAAGCGTTGGATGCTTCAAGCGATGTGGAGATGAGACTGCACGCTGACATCATTCGCATTGTGGTTGGGGAGGGTAAGCCCCCAATGATGACCGTGCTTGCGAAGCGTCACAACATTAGTAAGGCGGCCGTGTCGTTGCGTTGTCGAAAGTTGTTGAGACGTTTGGGTTTAGATCCATCTCGCTTTATGAGGACGAATGGTGCGTGCAACACGATGTTCATTGCGTCTTTGTTGCGTAATGAAAAAATGAATACAAACAATGCCGGTAAGGAATCTTTTTACGTTCATACGAAAACCCCCGTGTGGTCGCGAC